TGCGCTGGAGAAAGGGGACGAATGAGATGGCGGTAGCAGAAACAAAAGTAAAAATATCGTTAGTTGACGCTATGAGCCCCGGACTCAGCAGAGCAAAAAGATCTATTGATGGAATTGATAGCTCGAGTCGTGCATTGGGACCAGCGTTTGCATCTGCAGCTGGACAGGCGGCGGGATTGGTAACTGCCCTAACCGGTTTGTACGGCTTGGCTGATATGAGTGCAGAACTCATTAAACGTCCTTTTGGATTCGCTAAAGGAATGGAAACAAACAGCTTGGGTATAGCCGGTATTTTACAGTCTATGACTGAACTTAACGGCAAGCAGTTGGAATGGAACCAGGCAATGAGTATCTCTAAGGGGATTCTGCACGACTTGAATGATGCGGCGTTGCGAACTGCAGCAACAAGTGAAGATCTAGTTGAAGCGTTTAGAGCTTTGCTGGGACCTGGCCTTGCCGGTGGCATGAATATCGAACAGCTGAAGGAGTTTACGACGGTCGGTGTTAATGCGGTTAAATCTTTAGGTTTGCCACGAAACCAGATTGTGCAAGAATTGCGTGATTTGGTTCAGGGTGGTATCCGCCCACAGTCAAGTACGTTAGCTGTAGCTTTGGGGTTGACCGATGCTGATATTGCCGCTGCTAAAGCTAGCAGTGAGGGCCTTTTTGATTTCCTTATGAAGAGGATGAAAGGCTTTGAACGTGCAAGTCTTGAAACGCCAAAAACTATGGCTGGTTTGGGGGATCAGATTACTGAAGGGTTTACTAGATCGGCTGCGACTGGCACTGTTGATATTTACAATGCGTATAAAGATACTTTAAGCAATATTGCCAACCTGTTTCTTGATCAGGAGAGTTTTGAACTGAATAAAGAAACTATTAACAACATGAAAATATTTTCCGACCATATTATAAATGCTGGTAAAGGTGCAGCAGAAGTCGGGAAAGTAATGACAACAATAATTACTCCGGCGGTTAGTACATTAGGATCTGGGTTAGGGTGGGCTGCTGATAATGTAACTACCATAGCAACAGGTTTTGCGGCGTGGAAGGTTGGCAGTATTGCTAATGATGTAGCGCAGGTTACAAATAATACAAACGGAGCATATCAAGCTCAGACAATGTTGGGTGGTGCTGTTCAACGAACTTTAGGGTATTACCAAACTGGAAAAGCATCCATTATGGAACGTTATCAGATGGAGATGCAAGCTGCTACCCAAGCTTCAAGCGTAGTGCAGCAGGCTTACAATAGAGCAGCTGCTGCGGCAAAAGAACGAGAGATTGTTGAAAGTGCTGTGAATAGGCTGATAGCTAAGGGCCATAATGATGTGGCGTACAGGCTTAGCAATTTACAGTATAACTACCAAGAGCTTGGTTTGACTGCTGCACAGGCTGGAAAACTTCAGCTACAAGCTGCAAAACAAGCTGCAAAGGGAGAAGCTGAGTTAGCTACAGCAACAATGAACGCACAAAAGGAACATTTGCTTGCTGCCAATGCCGCAAGAACACAGGGGACTGCTACAGTAGGACTTTATAACAAAGTAATTGGTTTTACTGGTGCGGCGACTGGTGCCGCTGGAGCAATAGCGATGGTGGCTGGAGAAACCGACGGATGGGTTGGGAGTATGGCAAATGCTGCCTTTCAAGGTGGGATATTGATTTCTACAGTTTTAAATCTTACTCAGGCAATTCAAGCTTTGAAATTGACTGCTGGAGTAGGCATTTTTGCTGGCGTTGGTACCGCGGTAGCCGCTATTGGTTATGGTGCTTATCAGAAATATCAACACTATAATAACGGCGGAAAATTTACTTATGATGAAACTGGTCGTGTACTTATTGATGACAGCATCACTGTTCCTGATACCGGGATACATGCTGTTGATTATAGTGCGCAAATTGCTGCTAAACGTAGGGCGAAAGATGCTTCCGACAAAGCCGCTGCTATTGATGCTAAGAACTTGGAGTTAAAAAACTTCGGTGGTACTGCAGAAAAAGCCAAGAAGGGCAAAAGTGGGAAGTCTCAGACTGAACGAGATGCTGAAAAAGCATTGAAAGAATTGACTAAGTACCAAGGTAAAATCGCAGAGTTATCACAGGAAGTAAACCGGAAAATAATTGAACAGACTGGATCGTCGTTTGATGTGTCTAATGCGTCGCTTGCTGAAGAAATAGAAAAAATGAATTCTACGATCAGTAAGGCGCAGATTGCCGGTGTAGATCCTGCCGAGATTTCTAAAGTACAAGAGCAGATAGAGCAGTACAAGAATGCCAAATCTGCTCAGAATTATCGGGATTATTTGTCAGAAAAACATGGTATGGACATGGATTACTATCAGACGCTGGAAGATACCCATTCTATTCATATCAGCCAAATTAATGATTTGCGGATTTCTGAAATTGAAGAATATCGAAACAGCCTGCAGAAGCAACTTGAAGATACCGAACTTACTGAAAAAGAAAAGTTGCGTATTAGACAGGAGTATGCTGCAGCAACAAAAGCGCTTCAGGATGCTCAATCGGCGGATTTAACAGCTTCTTGGCGTACTGCAATGGATGAGATCAAAAACCTGCAATATGATCAATTGGGTACAATGCGGCAAGGGTTAGATGACGTTTTGGGAACTTTTACCAACTTTGGCCAGAATATGTTGACTGAACAGAAATCGCTTTCTGAAATGTCTGACCAGCTTTTTAAAGACTTGGCCAACAGTATTATGAATACGATGATGAAAGTCATTATGCAGGGGCTGGTCATGAACATGGTTACAAGCATGTTCGGTATGGGTGGCGGCAATGTTGATCTTGGCGGAATTCTCTCTCATTCGGCCAATTTTAGTATTGGTGGAACAAAATATTCTGGTAGCTCTTTTATGGGCGGACTTGCTTCTGGCGGTTATGCGCCTGGGGGAATGTATCTTGTTGGCGAAAAAGGTCCAGAGCTCCTTGACTTAAATACGCCAGGACGTGTTTATACTGCAGAGCAAACCAGAGCTGCTTTAAATGGCGGTAATGCTGGTATTCAAAATATCGAAGTGAACATCACTAATGAAAGTGGGCAACCAGTACAAGCTGCCAAGGGTAGTGCAACTTTTGACGGAGAACGCCTTGTGCTTGGAATCGTACTGAAGGCAGTACAAAACAATGAAGGCGGGTTCCGTGATGTGATGCGTTCAGCTGTCGCAACTTATTAGGGGGGATAATATGGCATCAAAATATACTTTCCCAGCTGGAATTAGAAATCCTGATTATCCGCTGGACGAACAACTGGCCGATCCAACTCTACGGTCAGAATATGAAGATGGATCCCAGCAGACACGCCCTAAATTTACACGTATTCGCAAGGTTTTTACCATCGAGTGGAATTCGTTGCCAGATACGGAAAAAGAGCTGCTTGTAGATTTTTACTGCAATACTGTAAAAGCTGGTGCTGAAGCTTTTGACTGGACTGATCCGGTATCAGGCAAACTGTACGTTGTACGTTTTGGATCGGCACCGAAGATCAAAGCAAAGATGCTGCATTATTACACAGTGTCTATAACACTGAATGAGGTGTAGGCCATGGCTATTAAATTATCAACATTGGCCAAGCTTGCCAAGAACGAATTATGCAGCGGAACCGCTTTTTTAATTTTGCTGAAGATAGAATTGCCGGGATTGGAAGCTGAAGATAATATCCACGTAGTTGCAAATACAGAGGATATTTACTGGTGCAATCAGTTATATCAGGCATTCCCGTTTCAGATTGGTACAGTCAAAGAGGACGGGTCAGGATCTATACCAAGCGTTGAGCTGAAGGTAGATAATACAACACGTGATATGGAGTATTGGCTAAATCATGGCGGTGGTGGTGTCAATGCAAAGGTAACATTATATGTCGTATTGTCGACAGCTTTGGATAATCCGGTACCAGAGCTGCAGGAAGTTTATTCTGTCACCGATGCTACGGCATCTGAACAGTGGGTAACGTTCAGCTTGGGTAACAGCTATCCGTCGCAGGCACGTCGGCCGTGGGACACATACAAGAAAAATAACTGTTCTTTTCGTTATAAAGGACCAGAGTGCGGATGCACTTCTGAACTTGAAGGCTGTAACCATACGCTGGCTGATTGTCGAAAGCGTGGAAATAGTAAACGTTTCGGTGGGTTCCCTGGCATTGATCAAGGAGGTTTATATGTCTAATTCAATTCAGTATGCTGATCTTATTGGTGTGCCTTTCCAAAATTTAGGCCGC